CTAACTGTGCGGATCGTAGACCCTGAATAACTCCGCACAATGCTCTATATTCAGCGTAGTCTTTAGCTGCGCCATCGCATAGAGAATTCGATGTAAGCTCAACCTGATCGTTGATCTTTTCATTAATATAGTCAAAAATTCTTTCGTCCATCTTTACACCTCAAGTGGTTGCATAGTTATGTGATCTAAATTGGCGTGCTTAGCCCAAACCCTGATGTAGTTACACACCTCTCGGCTTGAACAATCTTTGCACGTTTCATTCTTTGTACTCTGATTAAACTCATGCGCTCGATGCTTATATAACACTTCAGGTACACGAATGAATTCAAACTTTTCGGCAATCTGCATAAACAAATCACCATCCTCGCAAGCATTTGAAATCTTATCGTTATAGCCATCAATAGAATCCATAACCTCTCTGCGATACATTCCAAAGTGACGCCATCCAAAGTGAACCAAATTTTTTTCTGGGTCTTTGTGTGCAGAGTAATTAGATACCTTACTTTTATTGTCCATAAAAGCGCAATCAGACTGAGCCAACATAGCATTAGGATTTTCATCAAAGTAATTCAGCATCGTCTGAATAGAATATGGATACAACATATCATCGCAATCTAGATGTCCAATAAAGTCTCCCTTGGTCTTGGTGAAAGCAATCTTTCTATTCTTCACTATGCTAAGATTAACTTCATTGCGATAAAGTTTTATCCGAGAATCTTTTTCAGATAGTTTTTGCGCTAATTCCCACGCTCCATCAGTAGACTTATCGTCACTAATAATTAATTCCCAATTTTCATAAGTTTGATTGAGTACGCTATCAATGGCAGCCTTTAAATACTGCACATTGTTATAGCTAATCATAATGATGGAGACTAGTGGTTTTGTCATTATTGCCTTAGTTTAGTGATGACATCAGCTTTAATCTTCTGCTCATTCTGCATATTAGAAGATTGCAACCTAGCTTGCTCCCTTGAATTCTCAGCCAAAATCCTTTGTGCTTCCAATTGCAACTTGGCCTGTGCAATTTGATTGTCAGCCTGATCTTTAGCCGCCTTGCGTTGCATATCTTGCGCCTTGATCTGCAATTCTTGTTGTTGCATTTGTACCAAAGGATCTTGAGCTTGCTGTTGAGCCTGTTGTTGTTGAGCTTGTGCCATGTTATTTTGTAAAAGTTGTGTAGATGCCTGTGCAACCAACTGACTTAACTGAACTTCAAACTGTGGATCCATTTTTTGTCCAGGAGGAGGTAACGGAACACCCAATTGTTCTTCAATTTTCTTGCGATAACTGAATGCTAAGTGTTCAGAAATGTGTGCCTGCGCCTGTGCCATAATTTTTTGACCCATCGGATTCTGTCCAATCTGCGCCATGATCATAGGATCCTTCATAAATGTAGTATGCACCGCAATATGAGCGTCTTGATCCTGAAAAATGTACGCTTTTGTGGGTTTTCCATTCAAAAATCCCATGTTTTCGCTAATAGGATCAAGTGGAACCTCGTCTTCATCGGTCGGAACCAACTTATCAGCGTTCTTTACCCCTAAAACTTCAATCATTTGCCTGTGCAACATGGGTAAATTGTAGATTTGGGGGGCAGATTGACTCAATTGGATCACTGCTTGGTACTGCATAATCCTCTGAGCCATCGTAGAACTGTTGGGATCGCTGACTGGGATCACTTCTACAAGGTCATAATCACTCTGTTTGGCCTTTCTATTAGACGTAGCAGGGTCATATTTGTAACTCTTAGGCGTATTCTCACGAATAATATCTTTCAGAAGCTTGAATTCTTGCTTCATAGAGTAATGAACACGGGCTTGTACCGCACTCATCGTCTTTAACTGCCTCTCAAGCAACGCTAAAGTCGTACCTACTGGCGCATTTGAACTCATATCAGATACATTCATATCCGCTACAGATCCTAAACGCCTACCTTCATCGGTAATTTTTTCCAATAAGGCCGCCAATACTTGACTAGGTTCCTTATATGGCAAGGTCATAATGTTATCTTTGATGCTCCCACTAGGAACATCAACATCTCTAAACTCTCCAGGTGCAATAGGCGTATCGTCACCCTTCACCCTCAAGCCTCTAGACTTCAACCCACCAGGCAAGTTGCTTAAAGTCCCTGCGTCAATGAGCTGCCTAATAAGAGAAGTGCCTGCCCTTGCATAACCACCAATAAGATGAATGAAACCAAAGCCATAAGCACCAAAGCCAGGTACATAATCGTATTGAACAAAGTGCTGTCTCTTAAGTCTCTTTTCATCTCCTTCATCCCAATTCCTATATATAGATAATACATTATTCGTACCACGATCTATCGTAATAATATAAGGCAGCGCAATTCCATCCTCATCTTCATACCCTGGTAAATCAATATCAACCTGCACCTCTAGCAATTGATATCTGTCATCATCACTTACAGAATATCCTTGCTCTTCAGCTTTCTTCTTTTCTACATCCGTATAGAAATGAACCGGCTCGCCCAAATCAATATCTCTATAGAAACCAGCTACCTGCAACTTCCTGATCTCATTCTTGGTCTTCCTCATAATGTGAGTCACACGCTCACTAGTCCTAGACCCACTTGACCCATAAGGAATAATCACCTCTTCAGCCGCCACATAGATAGATGTCTGTCTACCTAAACTAGGATCGTAGTAAACCTTTTTAAATGCAGACCCAGCCAACCCCAAATTAAATAACATCCTCTCATGCTCTGGCCTATATTCAGGCATACCATCAGTCAACTGATAATTCATATCCTCAGCCACTCGATCCGCTGCATCTTCTTTTAACTTATCTATAGCGCCAATGATCTGTGTCTTGACCGGCCCCTGCGCAGGAAAAGTCTCAATGATCGTCTCGCTCTGAAACCTTACCGCCGCTTCAGTCAATATCGTACTAAATACCCCACAAGCTCCATTCCAAGGCTCTGTCCTCTCCTCATACTTCATCCCAAGAACATCCAAGCCCTTCACCAACATTTCTACCCAATCCTTACGGGAATTGATATCAGCATCGACCTCTTCCAACAAATCCGTGCCAACACTCATCAACTCACTCTCAGTCATAAACTCCGCCAGATTAGAGTCAAAACTTTCCTCTCCATCGTTCTCGGGTTCTAACTGAATCTCCACCCCATCCATATCTATCTTCACACCCTCTGGATTGACAATCTCAATCTCAATATCTGGGCTATCCGCTAAACTCTCAATTCCTTGAGGGGCTTGGTACAGTGCGTTGTCAATCATATCAATCCTTAATAATAAACGTGCCGTCTACGAAATCCTATAGGTTCATCTTCTTCATCTGTATGCAACCTTAAGAATCCACCTTTTCTGAATCTAATCAGCGCCTGAACCGAACTATCTACCAAATCATCGTGTTCCGCATTCGGAAACGCCGCCATCTCCTCCACAACCTCAGACGCCCACCTAGTGTCAGGACACCATACTTTACCTGACTTGAACAGATCCGTCACGCTATTCAAGCGAACAAACTTGTCATTTCCCCTTGTAGGCGTGTACTCCGTCACAATAATCCCCATCTGCCTCAACTCAAATATCAAAGGACTACCCGCCGCTTTTGCTTCAATCACAAAAGAATCAGGCTGCCACTCCTTATACATCTCAAACGCCACTTGCTTTAACTCAGGAAACTCCATCCTCTTCTTAAACGCATCCAACAAAATAATGTGCTTATCATTCGGATCCTCGTTCAAACTGAATATCCCCCATGTCGTACACGCAGAATAATCACTCCTCTCATTCTTAGTAAACGCCGTATCCCAACTCTGAATAATAAAGTCACAAGCAGGCGCACTGTCAGCCTCCCATACCCTCCACCATTCCCTCTTCACCAGCGCACCCTCCTCGCCAGTAGGATTTTGCTGATACTGAGCATTCCACTTCGCAGGAGGCAACTCCTCCCTCAACGCCTCTAACTCCTTTAAACTCCAAAATTCTGGCCATAAAGGATTCCCACTCGGCATAATAGCAGGCAACTCTATCACCTCCCACTCCTCCCCCTTATCCCGACTCAATGCATCCTTGATAATCCTACCCGTCAAATCCCTCTCAGACCACCTCGTCATCACCACAACTATAGAACCACCAGGCTGTAAACGCTGCCGCGGCCCAGATGTATACCACTCATACACCTTGTCAAATACAGTCGGATCACCTAACGCCGCCTCCTGCTCAGAATGCGGGTCATCAATAATCAACAAATCCGCACCCTTACCCGTTACCGTTCCTCCTACGCCAATAGCGAAATACTCCCCATTTCCATTCGTACTCCACCTTCCAGCCGCCTTGCTATCCTGCCTTAAACTCACATTAGGAAACACAGTCTTATACTGCTCACTCCCCACCAAGTTCCTCACCTTCCGTCCAAACCCAACAGCCAACTCAGCAGTATTACTACACTGAATCACCTTCTTATTCGGATACTTTCCCAAAAACCAAGACGGCAGTAAGTATGAGGCAAACTCACTCTTTGTATGCCGAGGAGCCATATTGATAATCAACCTCTTACTCTCCCCCTTCGCTATAGCCTCAAACTTCTTCGCCATCACAGAATGATGCCTCCCCGCCACAAAGCCAGGCCACATCATCTTCACATAATCCATAAACTTCTCTTGCGCCTTCTCCCGATCAACCGCCTCCCTAAAGCTCCTCACCTTATCCATAAACTCCTGATACTGCGCAGGCTCTAACTGCTCCAACAAATCATCCAGCTTCATTCTGTATGCCCTTCTTCATATATCCCTATACCTCATATCAGACGGCCGCACAGATCTCTTACCCTTACTCTTCTTCACCGCACCCAACTCCACTAACTTCTCTATGATCCGACTCGTATTCCCCAACGCACTCTTCTTCCTTATCCTCGCTATATCCCGATAGGTCGGCGCACAGTAATACATCTTCCAGTACTCCCTGATAATCTGATAAACCTCACTTTGTGCCGGTGTCATGGATGGAACCCACCACTTTTCATCACGGGGGGTGTTTCCTCTATATCTTCTCCATCACCATTGTCATCAAAATCATCATGGGGGGGTAATGATGATTCGGAATCATCTCTTAACTCATTGATTTTAAACGGGTTTTCAGGGGTGTCATTTTTTTGTAAGTCTTTTGTTGTACTGTGGGATGATTTGAGAGGAATAGTATGCAGATCATCGAGCGGAGTCCCTTGCTCGATTGGGGGGGCGGCACCAGGGTGGGTGCTGGCTGCGAGCTCTTCCAACAAGCCCAGGGCCTCGACATCAACAACATCGTCACTCTGATTAGTGATGAGTCGTTTTATCTCTTGGAGAATGTTATCCTTTGCCACTTTAGAAGTCACTACCTTAGTGTCTTGTGGTAATGGTTTAAAGAGATCAACCCCAGTAATTTCACCGATAACCTTTGATGCGTTGATGCGATCCGAATGCTTTGCGCCATCGTCTAATAGCACTTTGGTGAGCGAATCTACCACCAAAGCCCTTAAATTAGTAGCTCCAAAATATTCCATCCTATCCAAAGCCATCTGTATGCGATCCATCTCAAGTGAGACATTAGCTTGTTTTGACAATTTATGAGCATTCACCGAAATAGCTCTATCATTCATCTTGGACTTGTAGACCTTCTTGTAGGCTTTGGTCTTACTCTGTTTATTGATCACTATCTCTTTTACAAAGGCTTTTTGTTTTTGTGTTAAGTTTCCCTTGGTGTTTAGTACTCTTTCTAATGGTATCTCACCTAGACCTTGTTTTATCTCTTCTTTGCTAAGCATAAATAAACCCTTTCGCCTTTGGCTCATGTGTGCCCCGAATTATAAGAGAACAAACAGAGAAAATCCAAAAAATCTACTATATTTTAACCAGGTAAGCAAATAGCGTTATTTATTGCAATTATGTGTAACACATTTTGCTGCATAGGGTTTGCACCTAGAAAATAATTGTTGAAATTGTCAACTTAACACCAATGTGTAGCGTTGTGTAGATAATTGCAAATAATTGCAATATATTAAAGGAGTAAATCAAATGAATGTAACTGCAACAATGAATGGATGGGAGATCGGTTTTGGATGTGGCGATTCCGCACAATATGCGATAGAAGACTGCATCAATAGCATTGAGCCAATGTATCTTGACGATGGTGTTATTGGAGATATTGAATTGATTTTCTCTGATGTTGGAAGCTCTACTTACCCAAAATACTCAATGCTTAAAGAATTTTATTACAGAGAGAGAGAGTATTTCTAAAACCATGCCTAAAGCCTTTCGAGGCTTTGGGGATTGTTTTCACAATCCATCAAACTAAAGGAAATTAAACCAATGAACACACAAAAATTTTTAGAGTATTGCGAATCGTTTTACTTGCATGATAGTGGAATCTATCCAATTGCAACGCATGGGCAAATTTTGAGAGCAGTTTATATCATGGTCAAACATCCAGAATATTGTGGAGACTCTGTGGATCGTGAAAGAGTAAGAGCCCTAATTGAGGCGCATCAACTAATTGAGGAGTGCATTCAAAATGCTTAACTTCATTATTTACATTCTAGCAATTGCTTGTTTTATTACTTGCGTTTTATTCACTCTAAACGGCTTTTTGCTTTTTGGGATTGTTTTCCTAGGACTTGGCATTTTAGGGTTTTGCTCAGTACTTGAAGAGGAGCTTTTTAGATGAAATACTTAACCGCTTTTCCTGATTATCCCGAACCACTACCCGAAATTGAGGGCTTTAAAGATATCTCATTTAAAGATGATATATGCCCTTCATTGGGCAAAGAAATAGAACCCGATATCTATTTAACTCTTTTTTGTGACTATCCCGATTCGAAGATGCGCGAATGTGGGGGTTTTAGATACAAATTATTTATCCAAGATATTGGGCGAGATGATTTTCTATGTGTCACCGATAATTTGGAAGAAATGAAATACTTTATTTATGGATATTTGAAAGGAATTGAAAAATGTACCAATCCATGACCTACCGACCCAATTATGAAGAACTAGCTAAAAGAATGGCTAAAGATTCTTCAAACTTTGCCCACTATTTGGGCGAACTGTACATTGTCTCCGATCCTAAAAACAGAACAAAAATTAAAGAGGTTTTTTGGGAAAACTTCCACAGATTTATGAACGAAGAAGAGCGAATCAAATTTTCATTTAATGGAGCTTAACAAATGTCACACATATTTTTAAACACACCCGAAGACTGCCAATGGCTTAGATCTACCCATCTTGGAGGGCAAGATCTTAAATTTGAATCTTTTGTTCTTTATGGAAATGAAGACTGCCCCACAAAAGTAGAGCTTTATTTTACGCAAGACCCCCTTTATACCGATGAACCCCACACAATTAACTTTTTATAAAGGAAAAATCATGATTGCAATTCAAACTAAATTTTTACCATGCACCAATACCAAAGGAGCAAGGGTTAAGGCTTGGGCTTGTGGTAGAACTTGGAGTGTAACCATACCCTATGACTACTCAGGAAGTAACGAAACGGCACATTACAGAGCCGTTCAAGCATTCATTGAAAAGCATAAGCTCGAATGGGACTTAACCAACATGCGATTTGGAGACGTTGAGAATGGGTACGTTTTTTGTTTCCAAAATTCTATTGTGCGTGAATCATTATGAAAGAACTATTTTTAAATAAAAAGGGGCAACCCTTTTTCATCCATCAAGGGATTGAGATCACCAACCCCACAATCTCAACTTGTGGGAGGTTTTCTGTACCACTTGAGGATTATGGTTTCGAGGTTTGGTCAACTGGTGGAGGATGTACCGCCCATGTTCAAGAGTTTTTACTTGATGGCAAAACCATACTCATGCTCTTGACCAATGACAATTTGAGCCACGTTGAAATTGATAGCCCTCTTATAACTGGAGGGCTTTTTGATGAAAACATGGACGAATGCTTTTTAAACTTAACTTTTGAGAGGGCTTAATCATGGACGAACGTACAAAATTTATCAGAGACGAAAGAGAATTAGACGAACTGGCGCAAAATGCGTTAGACGATGCGGTTTTCACAATTCAACAACGCCTTGGGATTGAATCAGGAGATTTTGCAAGCCACTTTTTTAGTGATGGAGAAGTGCAACAAAAACTTTTTGAATATGCCAAAGAAGAATACTACAACCGACAAGAAAAGTAAAAGATCAATAATTTTTGATTGACTCACGCTTACAAATCGGCAACAAATCAATTGCAGCCGAGGCGTAGCCACGCCTGGCGTCAATCCAAAAAAATCGAGAAAAATATTTTATAAAAATTGTCAACTTATTTGATTGACTCACGTTTAATAATTGCAGATAATTGCAAATTCTTACAAAGGAAAACACACAATGAACATCCCCGAAAGCATTCTTATAAACCTTGGGTTTAAATTTGAGCGAGCAAAAACGATGATTGACTCACGCTCAATAGCATACGATATCCGATCAATTCTTGAAAGCCTCACGCTTGAAGACCAAGCCGATGCTAGAAGATTGATTGACATTGGAAGAAGGGAGGCACAATCATGCTAATTTTTAAAGCCAATTATGAGTCACGGCATTTTGATTTTGAAACGCTTGCACTTACCGAAAAGGACGCTTTAAAACAAATGAAAAACACCCTTAGAGCGCATTCTAGGCAGTATGGTATACCTGATAACTCTTGGTGGGATCAAGACGATATAAACATCATACCAATGGAATTGGGTAAGTATTATCGTGATGGATCAGAGATCTAAGGAAGAACAAAATGAACGTATATGTATTAATGGAAGAAGTAGACGTAATAGCAGTATTCAAAGACAGAAAAAAGGCAGAGGATTACGCCAAAACAAATGGCTTGCGTAATTACTATATTCACTTAACCCAAATAAAGGATTAATAAAATGAAAAACTTTTGTATCACCGCCAAAGAAACAATTTACTACACAAAATTCGTTGAGTGCGAAGACGAAGAATCGTTAAAAAAATACATTCAAAATGGAGATGTACTTTTCGACAATGAAGACATAACAGACGGAGAAGATTTTGAATTGTGCGACATTGAAGAAATGAGCGCTCTTAACTCTTGAGAAAAACTAAAGGAAATTTAAAATGATACTCAACATTGGCGCTATCAGAAAATGCTTAGAACTCTATAAATATCACCTTTGCCATTGCAAAGACGAAGACGATGTTTATGGAGATGAAAACTACAGAGAGGCTACCCGTACCCTCAAAGAAATAGAGCTTATGCTCATTGAAAAGGTCAAAGAAACCCACACAACAGAACAATTAAAAGCTCGAATTAAAGACATAAAAATAGCCGAAATTCGAGAAAAAATAAAGGCAAGCACGTTTGAAGATGTGATGGGTCAATTATTGGAAGAGGGATTCTTCCCCCTTGAACAAGAATGTGAAACCTACATGAGCGAACAAGTAGGCATGGCTGATTTAGTTATTTTGCCTTGATCACCCTAGTTAACTCTTGAGAAAACTTAAACAGACCCATCCTTTGGTGAAAATCGTTACCATCCTCACCAAGGATCGGGCTTATCCAATACGGCAGCCCCGACCTTTTAGCTACGTTTTCCCCAGTCAAACTCTCATCATTATCAGCAACAATAAATCCAGCTTTGTACTTTTGTGTTAGTTTTAATAAATTATTGGCAGAAAAACAAACGTGGATCGTGTATCTTATCTTGACACTTTTTAATGCCAGTCTCACGCTTAAAGCAGTAGCATACCCCTCACAAAATATATGCTCACCCTTGTTGTCAAAAATAAACTCAGCACCGCCCGACTTTTGCCCATACAAAAATTTCTTTGACCCATGCTTATCAATCAATTGCACCCCGACCAAATTGCCATCGATTCGCATTGGAATAACCAACATATGACCATCAGGACTGATCCACACATACCCCGACTCATCTTGAAAACCCTTGGCTTTGAGGTAATCATGCCTAGCGAGCTGAGAATTTTTGATGATAAATGCAGCCTTGTCCCTTGCGAGCCTGGCATCAATGGATTTTTTTTCAGACTCACGCTTAGCCATTGACTCATACTTGATTCGGTCATGGTGAGCCATTGACTCAGGCTTCCACACAGAAACGTCTGAATCTGTTGCATGGTTTTGCACAAAGGCATGAGTACCCAAATACTTGACCGCCCCATTCCTTGACCTAGGCTTATCCTCTGTGGGATATCTTCTCCACATTCCAATCGGAGGAGGGGCATCGATTAAAATCCCATGCGCTCTACAAAAATCAACTAATTCCATTATCTCGCCCTTTTGATAGCTCTGATATACCGCTTGATACCATCGTCAACAAACTTTTTAATCTCTGCATTGGGTATCACCACAGTATCTTGTAATCCTCTAGGCCAAACCCCAAACTTTTCTTTATACACATTCGCCGCACGACCGACCTTCCAACCATTGTATTGAACATAGTATTGCAACATTGACCACCACAATTGTTTGTCCTCTCGGGTCATGCTTGTTGCCAATTCCTCCATCTCGCCTGGAACTGACTCAATCGCATTACGCCTCTCCCTTACATGACCACAGTTTGAACACATATCCATGTAGGCTGGAAAATATGCCTCACA